CCATTGACCAAGGGCAGCACTGTCGCCGGGCGTTTGAGCAAGACTTGGCGCGCGCCGCAGTTCGGATTGTCGCGGCCCAACGTCAGAGCATTATCCACCGGGAGGCATGCCGATGTTCTCGCTGACCAAAGCCGTCGCACTCCGAGCATCCCTTGCCGGCGCTGGCGTGCTTCTTATCCTGCTGTTCGTGCAGACCATGCGTTTGCATACCGCGCACGCCGATGTCGCAACGGCACAGGCCGCGCAAGCAACCGCCGAAGCGCGACTGACCGGAGCCAAAGCAGAGAAAGCGACGTTGACCGCCGCCATCGGGACCGCTGAGGACGCACGGGCGTCCGCCGAGAACGTTGCTACGGAGCGCCTAGCAATCATCGAGGCCGAGCGCGCAGACCATCGGCGGATCGTTGACGCCAACACCCGCGCAGTTCGGACCGCACGAGACGCCCAAGCCGACGCAGAGCGCACTCTCAGTGTGTTCATGGACCGCTATGCCGACGCAATACGCAACCCCGGCTGTTCAACCGCCCTGATCCACATGGAGGCATCGTGTTCCGCCCTGTCCGATTACTGACGCTGGCGCTCGTCGCCGCCATCGCCACCACCGGTGCCACCTGCCAGCGGCGCGACACACCGACCGTTGTCACCACGCCCGGGACGCACACCGTCACCGAAAAGCTGGTCTACGTGCGCATCGATGACGCGCTGACGCAGCCATGCACCGTTGTACGTGGGCCGCTGCGCGAGGTCGTCAGCGTCGCTAGGCAGCGCCGAGCGTGCATTGAAGATCTGAATGCCCGCATGGCCGAAATCGCTGCCATCGAAGGCACGCCTGTCAGGGATAGGCCGCAGCCGTGACGGACAAAAAGCCAACAAGGCTGCGAAGAAAAGGCCAGGAGAAGCCGATCCCTAGGCATCCGCGCAACAGCGCCACCCGCAACCCGCTGACCAAGCTGACGCCAGGCCAGACCCGCTTCATGGAGCACCTCTTGGCCGGCAAGTCTGTGCCAGAAGCATACGACGCGGCCGGCCTGTGCCCGACGGCAGCGCGTAAAGCATTGCAGCGCGTCGACTTCCAGATCGTTCTCGAACAGCAGCGCGAGGCTTTGCGCGAAACCTTGGGCGTCGAGCGAGAGCGCAACCTGCTCGAATACTGCCGCGTCGCCTTCGCGAACGCCGCTGACTTCTTTGAAAGCACCCCGTCTGGAGCCATGCGCGTCAAGCCGGTTGAAGAATGGACACCGGGAATGCGCGCAGCCGTAGCCAGCATCGACGTGCTGGAGGAGTTCGCGATCGACCACCGGACGGGCGAAAAAACCCTCGAGGGATACACCAAGAAGATTCGCTTCCACGACAAGCACAAGGCGCTTGACGCCCTGAACAAGATGCTGGGTTTCGATGCCGCACCCAAAGCACCCGTGGGGCCGGATGGGAAGCCTGTGACACCGCAGATTGCCGGGTACATTGTGGTGCCAGCCAAAGACGCACTCCCGAAACCTGATGCGTCGAACGTCATCGAAGGGCACTTGGAGCAGGTGCGCGGAAAGAACGGCTAAGCCATGCTCTCAGAAGCGCACGCCCCAGCGATTCGCTCCTACGAGCCCAACGTGCCAGAAGGCACGCTTCCCGAGTGGTCGCCGCACCCGAAACAGGCGGTTTTCCTCGCCGCACCCGACGACATCGTGCTCTACGGCGGCGCCGCCGGCGGCGGCAAGTCCGACGCGCTGCTGGTCGACGCCCTCGGGCTCTGGCAGCGCGGCATCGAGCACCGCAGCTACCACGCACTGTTGCTGCGCCGGAGCTTTGCCGAACTGCGTGACCTCATCGACCGCAGCCAGTGGATTTACCCGATCGTCGCCCCTGGCGCGAAGTACAACAGCGACGCCAAGACGTGGACGTTCCCCGGCGGTGGCAAGGTCGAGTTTGGCTACCTTATGCGGGACGCCGACCGATTCCAGTACCAAGGCCGCGCCTTCACATACATCGGCATCGACGAGCTGACCCTTTACGCCAGCGACGTATGTTTCTGGTGGCTGCGCTCGCGCCTGCGCAACGCATTCGGCCTCAAGTGCCTCATGCGCGCCACCTGCAACCCAGGTGGTGTCGGCCACGAGTGGGTAAAGCGCACGTTCCGCATTCCCGATAACGGCGCCGCCACACGGTTCGCCGTCAAGGTTGGGGGAAAGCATGTGTGGATCCGCTTCATCCCAGCGCGGCTCTCGGACAACCCGTCGCTTGCCGACACCGAGTACCGCGAAAACCTGCTGGTCCAGTCGGAAATGGACCGCCGGGCGCTGCTGGATGGCCGCTGGGATGTGATCGACATCCCAGGCAGCATCTACGCCGAACAGATTGAGCAAGTCGTTACTGGCGGCAGGCTTACGTCGATCCCGATCGTGCCGATGGTGCCTGTTCACACGTTCTGGGACCTAGGGCGAAATGACACGACATGCATATGGTTTATGCAACAAATCGGCGTCGAGTTCCGGTTCATCGACTACTACGAGGCCAACGGCGAGTGGCTGCAGCACTACGTCGAGGTGCTGCGGCACAAGAGCTACCTGTACGGCCGACACTACCTGCCGCATGACGTAGAGGTCACGGACCTTAGCACCAACGAGTCGCGCCGCGAGCTGCTTGAACGGCTTGGCGTCAAGCCGATTGAGACCGTGCCGCGCATCGAGAACCTCGGCGACGGGATCGAGATGGTCCGGCGCGTGCTCCCGCTCTGCTGGTTCGACAAAGACCGATGCGAGCGCGGATTCAACGGCCTCAAGTCGTACCGCCGCAAGTGGGACGAGCAACTCAGTGTGTTCCGGCCGACGCCGCTGCACGATTGGGCCTCGAACCCCGCTGACGCCTTCCGGCAGTTCGCGCAAGGTTTCCCTATTGGGGGACTGTCCAGAGGGTCGAGCAAGCCGCGCCGCTCAGGCCCCCGCGACTGGAGAACCGCGTGAGCTTGGGTAGCACGATCTCGAACATCCTCGCCGCGACGCCCGAGTGCTCGCAAGAGCCAACGCATGTTGGCCGCAAGGGCGACATCGAGGTGGCACTCGTCTACCACGCTGTTGACCCGGATCATGGTCGCGAGGCCTGCATGCGCCTGAAGCACACGATCCGAGGCACCGAAGTGCTGGTGCCTATGTCGTCGGCATGGCGCTGGAACGAGCCGCAACAGATGACCGAGCTTGCCGGCGCCGCCGCCGAAAAGCTGTACCCGTTCCTGACCCGCGATGACGTGTACCGCGTTCTGGACTGTGTGCTTGATTTTGTCGAAGACCTGATTCGGCACCCGCCAGAGCGCAACCGGGATCGAACGCTCGATGACTTTCTCGACAGCCTCGACCGCCAAGGCCTGCGCTTTTTCGTCGAGACCAACGCCGGCACGAAGGTGCTGACGTGAGTGGGATCATTACCAACTACCGCAGCGAGCCACTGCACGATCCCGACGAGCGATACCGATCGGTTGACGGAAACCCGCCCGCAGTGCTGCCGACACACCCCCTCGACGACGAGGAGGGTGTGAAATGCTTGCAGCGCATGGAGCAATGGTTCGACGAAGCACGCGACGCGCAGGCCCAGGCCCGCTACGAGCGGATAAAAGACTTCGACTACTACGAAGGCTTGCAGTACGACGAGGAGACCATCGCCGCTCTGCAAGAGCGCGGGCAAGCGCCGATCACGTTCAACATCATCAAGCAGGTTGTCGACTGGATGATCGGCACCGAGCGTCGAACTCGCATAGACTGGAATGTGTTGCCGCGCGAGGATGGCGACGTTCGTATGGCGCATCTCAAGCGCGACCTTATCAAGTACGTCAGTGACGTGAACAAGGCTGGGTGGGCGCGCTCCAAGCAGTTCCGTGACATCGTGATTGGCGGTATCGGCTGGCTTGAGGAGTGCATCGCCAAAGACAAGCTGGAAGAACCGATCACGCTGCGCTACACCGACTGGCGCGGTATGTGGTGGGACCCGTACAGCCGCGCCGATGACCTGAGCGACTGCCGTTACGTCACGCGCGCCAAGTGGGTCGACTTGGACTACGCGATCGCCATGTTCCCTGACCGCGAGTCCCTACTCCTTTCCGCCGCCGTCAACACGTTCGATGGCGATTACGACTCGTTCGAGGACGAGTCGGAGCTGCCGCAGGTTTTTGGACACCTGCGCGAAAGCGGCCGATCGCGTCAATACGCCGTCATGGCTCGCGGCACCATGTCGCTGCGCCGCCGGTCGCGCGAGCGTGTGCGCATCTTCGAGACGTGGTTCCGCAAGCCAGAGCGGCAGGAAATGATCGTCGGGCTGGGCAGCGGCGTGCATGGCCAAAGGTTCGACCCCACAAACCCGATGCACGCCGGGTTGCGCCGCGACCAAGTAATCACGACGACCGAGGCTGTGACTGACGCGATGCAGTTCGCGCTCTGGATTCGCAGTGGCCTGCTTGCCAAAGGACCAAGCCCCTACCGCCACAATCGCTTTCCGTTCACACCTGCGTTCGGATACCGCAGCGACCGCGACGGCAATCCGTATGGCATCGTCCGCAACGTCCGCGATCCGCAGGACGACTACAACAAGCGCCGATCCAAAGCACAGTTTATGATGAGCGTCAATCGCGTGCTCTACGAGGAGGGCACGATCGACGATGAAAGCGAAGAAGCTGTCCTGTCAGAAGTTGCCCGCCCGGACGCTCAGATTCGACTGCGCAAGGGTGCGCTCTCGGAGGGACGATTCAGGATCGAGCCGGGCGCTGAACTCGTACAGGCCCAGGTTGCAATGATGGCCGAAAACAAGGAGCTAATTTTCGAGGCCAGTGGCGTTACCCGCGAAAACGTCGGGCAGGAGTCGGGGGCCATTAGCGGCCGAGCCATTCTTGCTAAGCAGCAGCAGGGTGCCGTCACTACTGCTGAACTGTTCGACAACTTCCGCCTTTCAATCCAGATCAGCGGCGAAAAAACGCTTGCCAACATCGAGCAATACATGACCCTGCCCAAGCGATTCCGCGTGCTGGGCGCAAAGGGTGCTGCCGAGTTTGTGGCAATCAATCAGCCTGTCGTCGATCCGTTCACCGGCCGCGTTGACATGGTAAACGACATCACGGCAGGCGCTGCCGACTTCGTTGTCGACCAGCAGGACTACCGTGAAACCGTCCGCATGGCCATGGCCGAACAGCTTATGGAGACCATCGGCAAGCTGCCGCCCGACGTTGCGCTCCAGCTCCTCGATGTTGCGCTCGACATGACCGACCTGCCCAACAAGCACGACATCGTGAACCGCGTGCGCGCCATCAACGGGCAGACCGCGCCAGGTGCAGAGGAGGACCCCGAAACGCTCGCAGCACGCCAAGCGCGCGAAATGGCGCAGCGCGAGGCCGACGACCTCGCCAAGGCCGAGCAGGCTGCCAAAACCCGCAACGCCAACGCGCAAGCCGACCTGAATAACGCGCGCGCCAAGCAGATTACCGTCCAAGGCCGGCGCGATGCTCTCGATGTCGCTGGTCTTGTCGCATCCGCGCTGCCCCTTGTTCCTGCTGCTGACCGCCTGTACGACCCCAACCCCGCCACCACCGAGATGCCGCAATGAGCAACCCGACCGAAACGACCGTCATCGACGGCATGGAACTGACCGAAGCCGAAGCCAAGCTCGCAGCCGAGCCTATCGACGCCGTGGACCCGAAGCTGATGGCCGACGGCCAGAGTCCGGCCGATGTGCTCGGCACCGCGGACCCCACCGCGGCAAACGTGGCAGAAGCTCCGGCACAAGCCGCTGCCCCGGTTGAGGCCCAAGCACCCACGCCCGTTGCCGAAGTGCCGCTGCCCGCCATCCCGCCCGCCCCGACCGCTCCCATCGACTTCGACGCCGCCGCGCGTGAAATCCAAGACAAGTACGACGCCGGCGACCTGACCAGTGACGAGTTCGCAGCGCAGACCCGCGAAATCGCACGAAAAGAAGCCGCGTTCACCGCGCAACAGGCCATCCACGAACAACACGTGGCCGCCGCCAAAGCCGCCACTGATGCCGCATGGAACGCTGCGGCGCTCGATTGGGAGCGAAAAAACGCCGACTTCATGTCGAACCCGATCCGTCAGCAGGCGATGCGTGACGCCATTGCCCATGTCGACAAAGAAAGCAGCTATACGCTGCACCCCGCTGAACTTCTGCAGCGCGCCGAAAAGATCGCGTTCGAGGCCTACGGCTACAAGCGCGTCGACACCGATGCCGCTGCTGCCGCTGCTGTGCGCCAACGAGCCCCAGACGTTTCTGGAGTACCTGCATCGCTCGGCAGCGCCCCCAACGCCGGCAGCGAGGACATTCGAGGTAACGAGACGTTCAACGCTCTCGACCGCATGAGCGTAGACGACCTCGAAGACGCGCTGGCGAAGATGCCGCAAGCGCAGCGCGAGGCCTACCTGTTCGACGCGCCAGGCGCGCGAGCTACAGGCCGCGAGTAATCTGCCGTGGCGCTTCTCCTCGAAGTGGAGGCCGGAGAAACCGTCATCATCGGCGGATCGAGGATCAGCGTGCAGCGCAAGTCGGGTGCCAAGGTTCGCTTGCGCATCGAAAGCCCCGATGAAGTTCATCTTGACCGGGGTATGGGAAACGAAGCCGCGCCAGCGGCCGAGGTCCGAAAGAGCGAAACGCCGGAGCAACGACCGTTGCTTTCGCGTAACATTCCGGTGTAGAGTCCGACGTAACCGCCCCCGCGCATCAGTGCCGGGGCATGAAAACCGCAGGCGCATGAGTGCCGACCCCCTTTCTTTTTAGAGGAGTCGTTTCTCATGGCACAGACCATTTTTGGACTCAACGACGCGAAAGCCGTCAAGCGTTGGTCCGCCGCCCTTATGGTGGATCAGGCCCGCGAGGGTTACTACAGCACGCGCTTTATGGGCAAGGGCGAAAACGCCGCCACGCCCATCCAGATCCTGACCAACCTCGAACGCGACGCTGGCGACACGATCAAGTACGACCTCCGCGCCCAGCTCCGCAACGAGCCGGTTTACGGCGACGCGCGGCAGGAAGGCACCGAGGAAGACCTGCGCTTCTTCTCCGACGAAATCAGCATCGACCAGGTGCGCTGCGGCGTGAACGGCGGTGGTCGGATGACGCGTAAGCGCATCCTCCACGACCTGCGCTCGATCGCCAAGTCGGCGATGGCCGAATGGTGGGGCCGCTACAGCGACGAGCAAATCTCGTCCTACCTCTCCGGTGCGCGCGGCTCGGACCCCGATTTCATCCATTCGACGGCCTTTGCCGGCTTCGCCAACAACGCCTTCCAAGCCCCGGACGCCCAGCACACGCTGTTCGGCGGCAACGCGACGGCGATCAACAACATCAGCAGCGACGACGTTTTCAATCTGGGGCTGGTCGACCGCGCGGCCACCAAGGCGAAAACCATGGGCGGCGGCAGCACGCGTCGAGCCCGCTTGCGTCCGATCCGCATCGACGGTGAAGACCGCTTCGTGCTGGTCATGCACCCCTTCCAGTCGCACGACCTGCGCATCAACACCGCGACCGGGCAGTGGTTCGACATCCAGAAAGCGGCCGCCGCTGCGCAGGGGCAAGGCAACCCCATCTTCAAGGGCACGCTCGGTATGTACCGTGGCGTCATCCTGCACGAGCACGAACACGCGATCCGCTTCAACAACTGGGGCGCAGACAGCCTCCAGCCTGGCGCGCGCGCGCTGTTCCTTGGCCGGCAGGCTGGCGTGATGGCCTTCGGCTCGCCGGGTTCGGGCCTGCGCTTCGACTGGCACGAGGAGATGCGCGACAACGGTAACGAGCTGGTCATCGCGTCGAGCACCATCATGGGCATCAAGAAGACCCGCTTCAACGGTGAGGACTTCGGCGTGCTCTCGCTCAACACCTTCGCCGCCGACCCGAACCCCGCGTGATGACGATGGGGCTGGAGTAATCCAGCCCCTCGCCACCGGAAACGATCCGTACATCTCCAAGGGAAACCGCCATGACGACCTACGCCAATCCGAATCTGTCGCCGTACTCGCCGGTTGCATCGGCTGTCGGCCCCATCATCCATGACCGCCGTGTATTCAACCTCGCAGCCACCGCCGGCCACCGCCCGCCGTCGCTCATCATCGGCAACGACATCGTTCTGTTCGAGGTGCCGGCAGGTCACGCTCTCGTGCCGCACCTGTGCCGCTTCGCCTTCCCGCAGATCGACAGCCACGGCACACCGACCGGCCAGGCCAGCATCGGCACCGCGGCCGCACCGGCAAGCCTGCGCGCGGCGGCGGCGGTCAACGCTGTGCGGGTCGACAGCGGCGAAGACCTGCTGCAACCGGAAGCCGTGATCGGCCATCCGACGCGCCCGACGCCGGTCGTTCTTCGCTTTACGGCTGCGGTTGCCACGCTTGCGCCCACCGGCCAAATCGTTTGTGACTTTGCGCTGCGCGCCTACCGCAGCGACATCGACGGCGTGCAGGTGTAACCCCGAGGGGCCGGCGTATCGGCCCCTCCTCACAGGCCGGAGCCCCCTATGTTGATCGAATCGCTCATCAAGCCGAGCGACAATCAGGCCCGCAACATCACACTGTTCGGCACACCCTACCGCTTCACGCCGGTACTGCCCGGCCGCTTCGTTGCCGAAGTCATCGATCGCAAGCACGCGGAAACCTTCCTTTCCAACCCGGCGTATCGCCAGTTCACTGACGCGCTTCCGGCGGCAACGCTGAAGCGCGGCGCGGAGCCCGCATCGCTGGTCGCCACGGCCATGCCCACGTCGCCCGTCGTGCCCAAAGATGAACTGCCCGAGGTGGATGCCGCCGAAGCTGGCTATGGCGAAAGCGACGACGATGACGATGGCGGCGGCGAGAACAGCGAGGGAGGACCCAGCAGCGAACACACGGCTGCGCCAGCACCTGCCGCCGTTACCGAAAAGTGGACCACGGCCATCGCCGACGAGGCGGCGACCCTGCTGCGCAACAGCCAAGCGACGCTTGGAGCGGCCATCGGCCGTGTGTCGTCGCTCAATGTGTTGCGCTGCGCACTGGCGATCGAGCAAAGCAAGATTGGCCGTCAGAAGCCCCGCACTGCCGTAATCGGCTTGATCGAGGCCGCGCTCCGCGACGCCGCGGCCGCGGGCGTGCGCTGACGTGACCTTGGCCGAGCTGCTCATCGCCAGCCGGGAACTGCTCGACGATAGCGTCGAGCCCTACCTGTGGTCGGACGAACAGCTTACACGGCTCGCCAACAACGCCGTCGGCGAGGTCTGCTTGCGCACACGCTGCTTCAAGGACGATGCAGCGCCTCGGTGCCGCGTCGCGCTTGTACCCGGCACCGACACCTACGCCGTCGATCCAAGCTTTCTCGTGATCGCCAAGGCGCAGCTCTGGCAGCACGATTTTCCGTTGTTTCGACTGACCACCGATCGCCTCAACGACGTGCTGCCTGGCTGGGATGTCGGCTGCGTGGCTCCGGGCCGCCCCGAGTTCATTGTTTTCGACCGTGTGCAGCACACCATCCGTGTCGCCCCGACGCCTGATCGCACCTACGACCTTCACTTGAAGGTCATGCGCTTGCCCGACGACGAAGAACGCATGGAAGGGCCAGACGACGAGCCCGTCGTCAGCATCATCGCCCCGGAGGAGATGAAGCACTGGATCGCGCACGAGGCCTATCTGAACAAGGACAGCGAGCAGTACGACCCGGAACGCAGCGTCGCCCACTTGCGCTTGTTCACCGACCGCTTCGGCGACCGGCCATCGGCGCACGCGCTTACGCTCTGGTCGACACAGCCGATCGTTCGCACTCGGCCTGTGTGGTTCTGACAATGGCTGGGATCGCAGACGGCAGCCTGGTCGCCTTGATCCCCGCCAGCGGGGTCAACAACCTTGGCGACGAGCGCGCGCAGGCACCGAACACCCTGCGCGAAAGCGTGAACGTCGACATCAACCGAGAAGGCCGTTTGCGGCGGCGCAGCGGCCGCCGCCGCGTTATCGACGCGCTGGGAGCGCATTCGCTGTGGAAGCCCCGCGACTACCACAGGGCGTTCTACGTGCAAAGCGGGGCGATCCGGTCGATTTCCGACGACCTGCAGACCAGCATTCTTGTCGCTGGCGTTGCCCATCACGAGCCCGTCAGTTACGCGCGCATCAACGACCACGTTGTCTGGTCGAACGGCCTGCAGTCAGGACTGGTCACTGCCGATGGCGAGGCGCTGCCGTGGGCACCGATTGCGCCCGATGGACAGCCGCGGCTCACCGCCGAAGCCGATGGCGGGCTCGATGCCGGAACATACCAGATTGCCATCACTTACCGCGACGCCATCGGACGCGAAAGCGGCACCGACGTTGCCGCCACCGTCGACGTGCCAGCAAACGGCGGTATCCGTCTCAGCGACATCCCGGTGCCGCCAGTCTCGGCGATGGTGACAACCGTTCGGATCTACCGCACGGGAGCCAACGACACCTCACTGCGGCATGTTCTCGACGTGCCGGCGGGGCTGACGACCGTACTTGTCGGTGCCAGTGATCGCGGCAAGCCACTCGGCACGCAGTTCCTGCGACCGCTACCGCCAGGACAAATCGTCCGGTACGGCCACGCGCGGCAGTGGGTGGCGAGAGGCAACCTGCTGCTGTGGTCGCCCGCCATGCACTACGGCATGCACGACCCTGCAACATCGTACATCCGCTTCTCCGCGCCCATCGACCTTCTGGCGTGCATCGGAACTGCTGACGGCGCTGGCGTGATCGTCGGCGCAGGAGATCGCACGTACTGGCTCGCCGGTGCCGACCCGCAGGGGTTCGTCCAGCGGATTCTTCACCCGCACGGTGCCGTTCGCGGCAGCGACGCCACCGAAATCATGGGCTCGGTGTTCGGACTTGAGACCAACGAAACCGGCGTGGCGTGGCTTTCGCGACAAGGGTTCCACTGCTTCTGCCTTCCCGGCGGTCAACTCGTGCGCTTCAACACGAGCGCCGCCGCCGCCGACGTGCCAGAGCGTGCAGCCTCAGTGTTCCGCGAGGTCGATGGCATCCGTCAGATTCTCACAACGACGCCAGCCGGCGCGCCCACAAGTTTCCGTGTGCGCGACCGCCTCACAGCGACCAACCTCGGACCAGCACCATGAACCCCGTCGCCGACAAGGCCGAAGTGGCGCACCGGCGCGCAGTTTGCGCGCTCTGTGAACAACGTGTTCGTCACGCCAACATGCCGTGCTGGGTCTGCGCCCTATGCGGCTGCCCCATTGTGTCGAAGTCGCTGCTTCGGCACTCCACCTGTCCTGAGAACCGCTGGTAGGAGAACGCCATGATCCTCGACAACATCAGCCGCAGCACCGCCAACGAGCTTGCGCGCGACGTGCGCAACCTCAAGTACGAAATCGCCGAAAGCGGTGTCTTGTTTCCACGCAGTCGCCTGTTCATCGGCGGCGCATTCCGTGTGACCGGCGGCGACGGCGAAAGCACGATCGATGCCAACACGTTCACAAACGAGGGGCTGAACTACGTGCTCAACGCCGCCTTCGGCGGCGGCGCGCCGATCACGCAGTTCTTCCTCGCTCCGTTCTCCAGCAACGTGACGCCGAATGCCGGTTGGACGGCTGCGACGTTCCCGGGCGCGGCTACCGAGTTCACCGCGTACACGAACCCGACGCGCCCGCAGTGGGTTGAGGCTAACTCCGACGGCCAAGTCATCGGCAACACCGCGTCGCAAGCCGTGTTCACGTTCAACGCTGGCGGGCCGTACAACCTGTACGGGATGGCCCTGCTGTCGTCCTCGGCCAAAGGCGCGGCCACCGGCGTCCTCGCCGCTGCCATGCGTTTCGCCGCTCCACGCCTGAATCAGCTCGCAGGCGACCGGCTGGCGGTGGAGTACACCCTGTCGGCGATGGACGACGGACTCTGAACGATGGCTTTCGGCGGTGCCCGCGACACCGACTGGACTCACATCCGCGTCGATGGCGACCGCTTGCGCGCGGCTGGCTACCTGCCGGCCGCGCGGGTGCTGCTGGGGGCGGTCAAGCAGACCGCCGCTGAAACCGGCCTCGGCACGCTGCTGATGCGGCGCAAGCTCGACGACGGCACGGAACTCGTGGCCGACGTGCGCGGCGGCGTGCCTACCGTGACGATACGGACGCCAGCGCCAGAGCGCCCCACGAAGCCGCTCGACGTGCTGCGCGGCTTCGTGTCGTGGCCGTCGGACGCCGCGCACCCCGACGGCGTTGACCCGATGCGACCGCAGGCGGTGTACTCGCCGCCGGGGGCTGCGCCAGGACAGCGCCGGTGGACCACCTCGATGTTCCGGGCTTTCCAGTCCGTGTGGTCTGCGATCAAGGTCGGCAAAAGCACGTTCCACGCACGCAACGGCGACGACTTGCGACCGGACGGCGTTGCCTTGTTTGGGAATCACCGCTGGAGCGACGGCCGCGGGCTGTACGTGTCGTGGTTCGGCCCTGAGTCGGGCTGCGTCGTCAACGGGGTAGAGCCGTACTGGATGTCGAGCGTGGGGTCGCCGCCTACCGTTTCTTTCCCCGTCGACTTGTTTTACAGCTCTGCCGTGTTCTACGGCGGCGAGCTGCTCTACGACGCAAGAAACTTCACCGGCACCGGAGCTTACAGTCTCGTTGGCGGCGCCTGCGTGCGCGACCAGGGCGGGCGCAAATGGTTGTACGTGGCGCAGTGGACCAAGAGCTTTGACGGTCTGCGTGTCGTCCGTGTGCCTGTGCGCTCTGGCGTTCAGCGCAGCGGGGCGTTCAAGCCGGTTGTCGACAGCACCGCAGGCGCTGAGGTCATGTTTACCGCGCCCCTGCCGACGCCGTTTCCGGAGTACGACAGGCCGTGGGCGCATCCGGTGCGTTTCAGCCGTGACGGCTCGCAACTTGTCGTCTACGTCCCGGCCGGCGATCCGTATGACGTGGGGTTGTTCACGGCCGCGCAGATCAACGAGTGGTTTAACCCGTCAGACACCGCCGTAGATCCAGCCTTGGCGGTCGCGTTGCGCCCTTCTGACGCGCGCCTTGTGTTCAATACCGACACCGGCGCGGTCACGGTGACGACGTACACCACGTCGTTTGCCTCGCCTGCCGCGGGGCCGATCGCGGGCGACTTCACCGACGCCGGTCTTGTCGAAGTGCAGGTAGAGCACCCTGCCGGACTCGCCGATCACCATCCGATTGGCGGTTGGTACGTGTTCGGAACTCAACGTCTGCCGATCGCGCACCAAGCGGCGATGAGCGCACCCGGCTACCGGCGCGACATCGTGTGCCTTGCGCCAGGCGACGACCGCTATCTGTTTTTGCGCACCGAGTTGAGCGCGCAGAGCGTCGGACACACCGCGTCGTCCATCGAACCGATGCGGCGTAGCTGGCTTGAACTCTGGTCGGGCGACGCGCTGTTGTTTGACGTGGACCTTGGCACCTACGACGGCAGCACGTTTGGCGCTGGCAACTCGCTGGGGTTGACGACGCCGGTCAACATCCCCGCGCTTGGCGTAGTCAATCAGCGCGTTTTCGACTTGACGCACGGCGCGTTTGCGGCGTATGGCTTCGGGCCGTTCCATTCCGCGACACCGGGCGGCAGGTACAACGAAGCCTCGTTGTTTTCACCTTCGGCAGTGCTCCGTCCGTATTTCCAGCACTTTCGACCTTTCGGGCCGATTCCGAGCTTTATGCGCGGCCTGAGCTGGACGCTCTCGCCCTTCGTCAGGTTTCGCCGCTGCGCCGAATCGGTGTTCAACCCGTATCCAAATGCAGGTATCGCGGTGGCGTTGACCTTCGGCGTCGACACCGTGCCGGGCACGCTTTCACACCCCTCCGTCGCGTTTTTTACGTGGAACCGCTTTCTTCCGGGCGAAAACCGTCAAGTCAGCCGTCCGATACCCGAAGGCGGCGCGCACGGGCGGCTTCGGGTGTTCTCCGGCAAGGGTACGTTGCCGAGTATGGACTACCGGAAAGACGATTACCCGCTAACCCGCGCCCTGTGCCGGCTGGGCGACGCGACGCTTGTGTCGTGCGCGTGGTTCGGGCGGCCCGACGAGTCGTTTATCGCCCTTGCGCCTGGTGTCAGCCCTACCGACCTTACGGGGCTTTCGACCAGCCAGCTCCGCCTGCACCCCGCTGTCGCGCTGGGCACGACCCCTATGTTCGAGGTGACTTGACGTGGCGACGCTTTCCACAGGGCTTGCGAGCCGCCTTCTTGGCAACGAATCGTTTGAGCAGCTCATGCGCCACGGCACAGTGGAGCTGCGCACCGGCGTACCCCCAACGACGCCCGACATGGCCGCCACTGGCGCGCTGGTCGCGCGGATCACCAACGGCGGGGCGGCATGGACGCCGGGCCTGTCGGGCGGCGGTTTGGAATGGCAGCGGGTGGGGCGCTTCATGGTCCCGGCCGCTGGGCAGGCGTGGATGATGACTGGACTCGCCGCCGGCACGCCGACGTGGTTCCGCGTTCTTGCCAACCCGTCGGAGATCAGCGTGGGCGCGTCCGACGTTCTGCGGGTGGACGGCACCATTGCCGCCCTCGACGGCCCGGCGGTTGAGGCCGATCTGTTTCTGCCGACCGCGTTGGTGCTGGCCGGTAGTGTTCGGCGTGTCGACAATTTCAGCTTCACCATCATCTGACGAGGAGCAGAACATGGCTTTCAAGATCACGAATCCGCTTGCCGCCGACGCGCTGTCGGGCATTCGCACGTCGCTCAACGGCGGTAGGCTTTACTACTACGCCGGCGCTGAGCCAGCAAACGCGTGGGACGCGCTGGACATGGCAGCCACACACACGGAGGTGTGCGTGCTGACGCTCAACGGCGCCGGTGTTACCGGACTGACGTTTGAGCCAGTGACGGGCGACACGCTGGCAAAGACCGCAGCCGAGGTGTGGCGCGGCTTGGTCGCGTTTTCTGGTGCGCAGGCTGCGCAGACGACGCTGACCCCGACGTTCTTTCGCTTCTGCCAGCCGGGTGACGACGGCCGCGACGGCGCTGGCACGCGCCGTCGGATCCAGGGCTCGCTGGGCGGGCCGGCCAGCGGCTCCGACCTTATGCTCGGCAGCGCGACGCTGACCCGCAACGGCGTCAACACCGAGGAGTGCGGTTCGTTCGTGTTCCGCGCCCGCACCGGCGGGTAATCCACCGTGAGCCGGCTCACCAAGGCGCGCACGTCGGTGCTGGTGCCGGGCACACCGGGCGTGCCGTCGCGCCCGGCCGAAGTGCAGTGCCCGCCGCCGCCCCCCGGCCGGGCTTACGTCGTGCGCAACGGCACCTACGTGCTGGCGGCGATCACACCTGCCGCGCCGCCGCCAGTGACGACGATGCGGCCAGGCCATTCGTGCCACATCGAAACGATCAACGGCGTGCGATACCTTGTGTGCCGGAACCCGTTCCCGTCGATAACGCCGCTCGGCGGTGGAGGCTGACGTGTCGCTCGCACCTTTCACGCCGTCGGATACGCCGGGTGTACGCGGTGGTGTTGCCGGCACGCCGACCGGCGCTGGCTGCTTCCGGTTTCCGGCCGTTTCTGGCTCGCTGCCAGTCCAAGCAAGGCGCGTCGACACCACGGCGAACGCGTGGGACTCCGGCGCGCACAGCGTCCGCGTTATCGCTGGCGACGCATGCCTTGCGTTCACCGTCAACGCTGTTTCGGGAGTAGTGTGCGGCTTTACGCCTTCCAATACGCCGCCGTCCGCAGATCCGGCGCGGGTGCGGCACGGCTGGCTTGTCGCGTACATCAACGGCGTTGCCACGGCGCGTGTCATCGAGGATGGCCTTGTTCGCACCGGCGTGTTCGCTGCGGCTGTCGGCACGACCCTTGAGGTGCGACGCGTTGGCGGCACTGTCACCTACTGGCAGGGCGCGCAGCTTCGCCACACGTCGAGCACGGCGAGCGTCGGTCCGATCAAGGTCGCCACCAGCCTCTACGGAACTGAGGACGCCATCGGATGATCGTGTTCGAGCCACTGGCCGCACCGGGCAGCGCAGCGGGCGATCTGCTGTTTACAGGCTTCGGCCGTCGAACCGCGACCGGAGCATTCGGCTTTCTCTCGTTCGACGGTTCAGCAGGGTCGCGCACGCTGGGCCGGGCGCACGGGCGGCTTTTGTTCGACGGGTTCGGTACCGGGCCGGTAACGGGAGGCCGTGCGTTCGGCTTTCTGGGCTTCGCCGGCGAGGCCGCTGCGCGTGTCAGCGGCGCGGCGCAGGGCTGGTTGGTGTTCGATCGCCAGGCGCTTGTGCCGGGCTTGGTGCCGATCGCCAGTGGCTACTTGGACTTCGAGGGTGGCGGCAGCGGCGGTTATCGGCGGACGCAGATCAACGACCCGCTTGGCACCCTTTGGCTGGACGGCCGGGCGCATAGCGCGGCGCTTGGCGGCGTGGCACGCGGCGAGTTGTTTTTCGAGAGCGTCCCGCAAATGCGGTTCGACCCTGATGCTGTGAGCGGGTTGATGGCCGCCAGCGCGTACATCGCGGCGTCGACGGGTGCCGCTAGCGACACCGTTTCCGATGGGTTGACGCTTGGTGTCGACGCCACGGTGGACGTTTCAACCCTGCTGCTGCAGCAGCTTCGTTTGCGGTCGGCAGCGCATTCGTCGTCGGATTCGGCTGTCGCGGTAGAAGACACCGCTGTGTTCGCCGAAGCGATGCAACTGACGTACCTGCTGCTGGTCGCCGAGGGCTTCCGCGCCGGAGCGTCGGCCACTGAGCTGCACACGGCCGTCGAGCGAACCGCCGACGGCCTTCTGTTGACCGGCGTGGTCGGCACCGAGGCCGAAGCGTTCAGTTTCGTTGCGCTTGGCCTGCTGCTCGGCATCCGTAGCGATGCGCTGCTGCGGGAGACGCTTCTCGACGCCGTGCAGCTCGGCGATTCACTTGCTTCGCAGATCGAGCAGGTAGTGGCTGCGCTGTCCCGGCTGCGCACCGCCGACGCTGTGTCGCACACGGCGGTGCTGGCGGTGCTGGTGAGCGAAACCTTCACGATCGGCGACTCGGCCGACTCGACGGCCGAGGCTTTCGCGGCGCTGTCCGGAGCTCTGCGCGCCGGCGTGCGCCTGTCGCTTGACACCGGCGAGTACACCGCGTGGGTACTGAACACCGAGAGCAAGCACCTGTCGAGCTACGCGCAGTTCCCGATCAACTCGTTCGCGGAGATCGGCGGACGGCTCTACGGCGCGTCGGACGACGGCATCTACCTGCTCGAGGGCGACGACGACGCCGGCGAGCCGATTGCCGCGCGCGTGCGTTTCGCACTGACCACGCTGGGCACCGGCGTGCAGAAGCGCGTACCCAGCGCGTATCTCGGCTACACCGCAAACGGCGAGCTGCTGCTGCGGGTTATCCACACTGACGAGCTGGGCGGGAAGCAGGCGTATACCTATCGCATGAACGCCTCACCGGCGGTCGCGCCGGTAAACGGTCGCGTCAAGTTCGGGCGCGGCGTGAAATCGGCCTACTACGCTTTCGAGCTGTCCAACGTCGACGGTAGTATGTTTGATGTCGACACACTGAACGTTTACCCGCTTGCGCTCGATCGGCGCATCACCAGGAACTGACCGATGTCGACGTGCTTCTGGACCGATCTTGTTGGCGCGCAGCAGGTGTGCCCAGCACCGCCACCACCGCCGCCAGTGGTGCCGATGCTGCAGAACTTCATATTCGGCCCGGTGTACGCAGAAGCGGAGCTGCAGTTTAACGCTCCGAACTGGTACACCCACCGCATGCTTGCTTCCGACGCTTCATTTGCGTCATGGAGAGCTGTCGGCCCTACGCAACAAACCGTTCCGTTCAATACCTCGTACCCGGCGTCGGTCGTGTTTACCGGGCCGGGGGATTACGTTTGGCAAGAGTTCGAGGAAAGCAGCTACGCACGCGCAGACGCATACAACGCGCGCGGCGAAGCATACACCCCACCGGAACTTGGAGGACGGAACCCCGGGCCGTCTATTTGGGGCTACTCAGACGGGTTTACATACTCCGGCGTCGGCAACACCGCTACGGCCCGCGTGCGTCAGTCGCCGCCTTGGCTTAGACACCCGACACCTATCGCAGCATCGGGCGCGCGCTGGTGGTCTCCTTATGGGAGGCTCTCGTACACCGAAGACGGCTTCAATTGGATTGCCGTGTCGAACTTTCCGAACGCAAGTTACGACGTTGCTACCGTCGCGGCTCGCGCGGGAATCGTCGCAACGGTATGCCGTAACACGCTTTCAGGGGCAAACCGGCTTGTCTGGTCGACGAACGAAGGAACGTCGTGGAACGACATCGCACTGGCTGCCGGTCCGATCGAAAACCTCACTGTTGCCGTTTCGCCCACGCAGGTCTACCGCACGTCAGGCACGGGCAACACGAACGCGCAGTTCTCCAACACCACGGCGCTGGGCACCGCGACCAACGTGGGCGGCGCGTTCCCCAAGCGTCGGGCGTGGTGGACGGGTACGTCGTGGCTGGTCGAGCGACTTGGTACGCCGGTGCAAATCCAGCGGTACACCGATCTTGCAACGGCCGGTGCCAGCGTGTTTTCGTTCCCCGCCGGGGCGCAGCCGTGCGGCGCGTTCCTCGCGCTGGGCGGCGGGCGCATCGTCGTGCCTGCGCTGCTGTCGTCGCCCGCCAATCATGTCGACTTCTACGTGTCGCAGGATGACGGGCTGACGTTCGCTGTGGTGCCGGGGATGCGGCTTAGCCTTGGCTACTACGGTAGCCTAGACCCGAACTACGCCGTTCCCGGTTTTAACATTACCTACCGCCCGCCCATCTAACCCCCGGAGCCTTATCATGTCCCGTTGCGCGATTATTGCTGGCGACCCGGCCGTGAACATGGTCGGCAACGCGCAGTTGTTCTACACCAACCTCGCGCAGCAGTCCTACCAGCTCGCGCAACAGTCGGTGTGGGGGCTGAACACCGTGGCTATCCGGCCGGTGGACTTCACGGTCAATTTCGACTTCGACCAGGCGCTCACGACGTTCCTACGCCCGGATCGCCCCGACATCGACTTCTCGCGGTTCGAGCTGCAAGCGCCGGCGTTCCCGGCCGCGCCGCCGCAGTTTTCGCCCGCAGAGATCGCGCTTGACGCCGCGCCGACGCTGGCCGCAGTGGAGCCGGTGCTGCGGATCGTCGCCCCGCCGCAGCTTCCCGCTTTCGAGGCCCCCGGCGCGGCGCCGCGCTTCAACGCGCCGGCGATGCCGGAAGCACCGGACTACGTGCTGCCGGAGCTGCCGGTGTTCGAGCGCCTGAACCTGCCGACGGTACCGACGATTCAGCTTCCCAGCTTCGCCGCCGTCGCGCCGCGCGAAGACTTCCCGGTTATCTCCGACGTGTTCGAGTTCAGCCCGGAGCGGTACGTCTCCGACCTACTGGACCGCACGAAGGCCAGCATCAACCGGATGCAGCAGGGCGGTACTGGCCTGCCGGCGGCCATCGAGCGGGCACTGTTCGAGCGTGGCCGCGCGCGCCTCGACGATGAGGAAAGTCGCGCTGTCCAACAGGCGCACGACGAGTTTGGCGCGCGCGGCTTTTCCGAACCCAACGGCGTGCTCGCGGCGCGCGTCGAGCGCGTGCGCCAAGAGGCGCGGAACCGCGCTTCCGATTTGAACCGCGACATCGCCATCCGCGCGCAGGATGTGGAAATCGAGAACCTGCGCTTCGCGGTCCAGCAGGGCGTCGGTCTTGAAACCGCGCTCTACGGGCTGGCGATCGAAGAGCAGCGCATCGCGCTGGCGGCTGCGACCTTCGCGCGCGACTCGGCTGTTCAGCTTCTCAACGCCCGTATTAGCGTGTTCAACGCGCGGATGCAGGGCTACCAAGTCGAGTCGCAGGTGTTCGCCGAGCGCATCCGGGGCGAGCTGGCGAAGGCCGAGGTGTACCGCGCGCAGATCGAAGGCGAGCGCGCCCGTGGCGAGATCAACGAGCAGCGTGTGCGGCTCTACGCTGAACAAGTGCGCACCGTCGGGGTGCTGGCCGATGTCTACCGTTCGCAGGTGCAGGCGGTACAAACCGAAGCCGAAACGAACCGCACGACCATCGAAGGCTACCGCGCCGAAGTGCAGGCCTACGGTGAGCGTCTGCGCGCCTACACGGCGGAGTGGGAAGGATACCGAGCCGTCATCGACGGCGAGCGCGCCCGCGTTGACGCCTACGACACCTCGGTGCGGGCCTTTGCCGCCCGTGTACAGGTCTGGAACAGCCAGCAGGATGTGAAGTTCCGCCGCGAGCAGCTCCGCATCGCCCAGAACGGCCAGCAGCTTCAGACGTGGGAAGCCGACCTGCGAAAATCGCTGGCGCTGCTGCAGGCCGAATCGGCGCGGATCAGCACGTTCGGCGTCGGCGTGCAGGCGGCGTCGACCATGTACCAGTCTGACAGCGGTGTGGCCCAAGCCGAGAGCGAGGCTAACAACCGGACCTTCCAGCTTGGTCTTGAGCGCGAACGCGCTCGCGTCGACACCCAACTTCAGCTCGGCCAGGCCCGCGTGCAGGAGAACATCCAGCTTCTGCAACTGTTGACGCGAGTTCGTGAGACGCTGGCACAGGTTTCCAGCCAGCTTGCGGCCAGTACGATGTCCGCCGTCAGCTTCTCCGCCGGCATCAGTAGCTCGCGCTCGGCATCCGATAGCTGCAGCAGCAACTTCAACTTCAACGGCGAAATCGCCGACGCATGATGGGAGAGTGGCAATGGCTACGAACGACGACAAGGCGAGGCCCGAAGGCACCGTAACGACGCCCCCAGCCACAGCCAGCCGTTTCGAGGAAGCGGGGCGGGTGGTGCGTGGCGTCGCGCAGGCTGGTGGCACGTTGTCGCGCGCCTACCAAGATCGCTGGAACCTCGCAGGCGGGGTTCTCCATGGGGCCGGTGCC